CCACCGAGCTGTTGCGCAGGATCTCGATGAAGCTCTGGTTCTTCGTCTCGACGAGATAGCCACCGCCCGCCGCCGACGCCACCGTCAGATCGCGCTTCTGCACCTCGGCGGGCACATAGAAGCGTTTCTTGTCGGAGACGCGCCCGAGCCGCTTGCCGATCTCACGCGACACTTCCGCCTCGAGTCCCGCATCTGCCCAGTTCTGATCCGCGCAGGCGTTGATGGCGCGCGCGAGAGAGAACCGGCGAGCCTCCTTGTCAGACAACCCGATCTCGGTGACAGGCGTGGCCTTTTCGCTGCGGCTCTTGAGGATCTGCATCAGATCCTCGCTCACCTGCTCGAGCGAAGTGCCCGCCGAAATCCAGCGGCTCTTGACACCCTCGTCGATGCCATTCGCCTTGGCGAGGTTGTCGATGCCGCGCTGTCGCGCCTTTTCCATCTCGACTGCGCTCGGGCCCTCATGCCGAACGACCTGGACCTTCACTTCGGCGCTTTCGCCCGCCGCGGCTTCTTTCTCATCAGCCATCTTTGGCTCCTTGGTAACGGCGGTTACCGCCGGGTGAGAGGTGCGCAACATGCGAACCTCGAATACTTCGCTCGATCGGCCCAGGCCGACCGTAGCGTCTGCTGGGATGCTCACGATAGAAACCTCCAGCGGCTCCCAGTCGCGCACCGTGTAGCGCTGCGTCTTGGTTTCTTCCTCGACAGCATGGACGCGATACTGCAATGACACATTGCGCAGGCCGCCATCCACCATCGCCTCGATTTCTCGCGCACGATCGGTGTTGAAGAAATGCGCGTCGACGACGAGTCGTGAATCCTCGATGCGCGCGCCATCGACCATTCCAATGACATCACCGCTGTCGTGGTTGAAGAGCAGCGGTGCGGCCCCGCGCTTCACGCGGTCAAGGCGGATCGCGCTCTTGTCGTGAGAGAGGATTTCATCGCCAAACCACCGTTCGACCGGCGTCTCAGAGGACGCGGCAAACGTCAGTCGCGTAAATGCGTCTTTTTCTTCTTTCCGCAGGGCAATGTCTGCTCGGTCCGCCTCCCTCGCGAGAAGCGGCAGTTTCAAGACTTCAGTCATGGTGCTACCTCAGAAACGAAACGACCCGCTTCTTCGGCGGGTCGTCTGTGGATTCATCGTCAGGTTTTGCCGTCGGTTTGTCCGGCGGCGCCGGTTCGGGCTTCTCGTAAGTCTCCGGCGACACGTCGAACACGAGATCGCGATCTTTCATCATTTTCAGTTCCTGTTCGCGCTCGTTGAGGATGTCCTCGATATCGCGTCCGCCAGAGGTCTGTGCAATGACGTCCGTCGCCGTCGTGATGCCGGCCTTGATCGCTTCCTTGTACGCTTCGACTTCCTTGGTCGGATCGATCCACGACCAGCCGCGCGGCTTGAAGCGTGTTTCCTCGAACTTTGCAGCATCCAAAGCATATGCCTCGACGTCAATAGTTCTGATCGCGCGAGACAACACGGCCGCCTGCAGCCACTCGCGATGCACACGCACGCGAAAGGTGCGGATGAACCATGTCTGATAAACCCGCCAGAGATCGCGGTCGTCGAGCAGCGCAAGCCGGGAACTCGAGTAGTTCGATTGCGAGTAGTCGCGCGACAGACTTTCGTAACTCACTCCGGTTCCCGCCGCGACTTCCCGCAGCATGTACCGCATGAACGGGTCCATGGCGGGATTGGGCGCGGTCGGCGACAGCGCGTTCAGCTTCTCGCCGGGTGACAGACGCTTGAAGATGCCCGGCTCGACCTCCATCTCGACGGTACCATCGGCCTGCTCGTCGCCGAAGGACGCAGAATCTTCCGGCGTCTCGATGGCGCCCACGTTGCATGCCTGAACGCGCGCGCGGGTAATCTCCGCCTCGCTGTACCCGTCCATGTCGTTCAGTCTGCGTAGAGCCGTATGCAGCCACGGCTCGCCGCGCGTCTGCGGCCAACGATCAATTACCGCAAGGTGAATGACGTCCTCCGCCATGACGCGCTCGACCTTTTCAGACGCGTTATGCCACCGCACATCGTTGCGGTGTGCCTGCCTGATGTAGTACGCCACCGGACGATGAAACTCATCCGTCTCGACGCCCATGCGAAGATTCCGTCCCTGTGGAACGGACGGAACGGATGCGTCGTCGCAGATGCGCTCGGACTCAATGATCTCCAGTGCAAACGGAATGCTGGAATGCCCGAATGGCCGCCGATGAATACGAACGAACACGTCGCCCGCCGAGAACACCTCGCTCATCAGCGATCGCTCGAAATCTCCAAAGTGCAGGCGGCCGCCTGTGTGGCAGGAATCCGCCTGACACCACCGTTCCCACACACGCTCGATGTCGTCGTTCACGCGATCGTTAAATTCATCGCGTGAAGTACGAACCTGCGCCTGCAACCCAATGCCTTGACCGATGACGTTGTTCACGACAACGGTGCGCGCTCGCTTGGCGTAGCTCGCATCACGAATCAGCGCGCGCGAACGATCCCGAAGTGTGCGCAGACCCTCGGAAAGTTCGCTGTCCGCACTCGTTGACGACGACAACCAGCCACCGGTCAGCCGCGAGCCGCGCGCATTCGCGTACTGTCTGCGCTGAATACCGCCGATTTTCGTCGCTTTGGCGCGCGCGCGCTGCGTTTCACGCTCGGCTTCGAGCCGCGCGAGCAGCGCCTGCCCCATCGGCGTATCGAACACATTACGCACGGCCGTACCTCACTCGGATATCGCGGCCAAGTCCGGCTTTGTCGCCCTGCTCCTGCGTCCTGACCTCGGCGCGCATCCGGTCTCGCCAGTCCATCAGTTCGCTCGGCGACATGCGAGAGATCGACCGGCCAGCAAGCGCCATCGACATCTGATCCGTGGACGCGCGGCCCTCAAGCGTGGCCTCGAGGGCATCCAGCACGCGGCGCGCCCACGAACGGCGGTCACGAGTACCGGCAGCGGCCGGATCTGTTTTGACTTCAAGCCAACCATTCTCGTCTGGGATCGTCTCCACGACCGAACCATCGGTCGCTCGCGCCGACCAGAAGTAGCGACCGGCCTTGTAGGCCGTCGTCGTCGTGGCTGCAATCGTGAAATCGTGCGATGTTCCATCCGCAACGCCTGCGATATTGAACGTCTGCGCCGCGTTCTCGAAGTAATACGTGACCGTCCACGTGCCTGCCGGATAGTCGGCAAAGTCGCGTGTCCACCGCCATGTGTCTCCGGCGATGAACTCAGACGGTACGGCTTCCAGAATCACCACTTCCTCCAATTGCGAACAAAGCCAGAACGCGAAATGCGAGGCGTGCGCATGATCGGCTTTTCCGCCACAGGCGCGGCCTGCGCACGCTGTGCTTCGACGGAAGGTATAGCCGCCTCTTGCTTCGGCCTCACACGCGCGTGCAATCCCAACGAGTACGCCATCGCAACGGCTCCCGCCTCGCAGTCGAGGTAGTGGTTGTCCTTGCGGACCCGAATCCACACCGCATGGCCTGACGGTTTCAGGACGCGCGCCTCGGCGGTCACTTGCTGGCAGTAGTCCTCTGTCACGTCTACCGGCACAGACCACCCGCCCGGCTGATCCTTCGGCCACTCGAAGCGCGCATAGACCCACGACTTGAAGAAGTCCGTGTCCATGTGCCAGAGCTGCAAGCCGTTCTTCACGACCTTGCCGCGCACCGTCACGTCGATCAGTGACGGGCTCAGCGGCTTGGTCAGGTGCTCGCGACCCTTCGTCGGCAGCGCCCAGCCTTTGTATCGACGGCAGAACTCGTAAACCCGGTTATCCGGCGTGCGCTTCACATCGCCCGGCCGATATCCGGAGTCGACGCCGATACGTTTGATCCGAAGTTCTCGATCGCAGAACTTGCGGTCCCGAAACTCTCCGAGCCGCTGCCACACGTCCTCGAGCTCGGTGTCGCCCCACAGCTCGCCGGCCTCGATCAGCCAGGACTGCATCCCGGCGCCCCAGCCGCGAACAACGTAGATCAGTCGATCTTTCTGAACGTCGACGAACGCGGTGATCGACTCGACGCCATCCGGCACGTCGCCGCTCGTGTACTCGCCGCACAGATCCCGGATTCGCTGCCATGGCGGCGCCTCACCGCCAACGCGATAGAGCTCGCCGAACGCCGTGTTTAGCACGCCGCGAACGCGATCCGGGTCGCCACTGGACACCGCTTTGATCCAGTCGGACGCGCGCCTGCCGAACGTCACCCAGGGCGACATGAGCGCGGAGGCCCAGAACGACGCATCCGACGCTTCCGGCGGCTCGCCCACCACCTCGCCGTTCTCGACCTTCTGCCCCGGCGCGAGGTAGTGCCCGCGCTCATTCATCCACGACTTCTTGTGATCCTCAATCTGCGCACCACATCGCGCGCAGGTCAGCCGTGCCTCGCGAATGGCCTGTCGCGCCGTCGCATCCTTCGGCCACCACAGCAACTTGAACCGCGGGACGAAATACTCATCGCATTCCGGGCATGGCACGGCCCACTCGAATCGCGTCCCTTCCTGCCACAGCTTCCAGGACGGACTCGCAATGTCCTCGGGTTTCGCCACCTTCCAGTGCTCGAT